CGCTGTTAGCGAAGGCCATAAGAAATCCAGCAGCGCCATACGTAATGCCAGTAAGTGCTTTAGGCACCCACACGCCGGATGTGTTGGTTGTTCCAGCAACGGTATTTGCAAACTGCGTACCATCTGCATAAATAAACTGGGCAAGGTAACCGTCAAAATAGTTTGTTGCGTTAAACCTACGGCCAATGTTAAAGGCATCTGTAGTATTTAGCCCTAGATCAACAGCCGCCCCAGGGTTTGTTGTTGAGGTAAATGAAGTTACTTGCGAACCATTCACATAAAGCAAACAAGAACTTGTTGTCGTTAGGTTGCTATTAAAATCAATATGAATGTTGTACCAAGCAGAAACGTCACGGAAAACTTGTGTAGTCGTCCTGAGAATAGTGTTGCCACCCACACCATCTTCGCAAGTAATGTTAATCTTATCAGCCGCAGTAAATTGCACCTCAAGACCAATTGATCCACCCGCCCCGCCCTTGCTTATAATCGCTTGTGCAGTACCAAGAGTGGCGCGCTTCACCCAAAAATCAAGTGACAGGATGCGCTTGCTGGTGAAGCTGCTAGGCGTCCGTGTCAGATACGCGCTATTCCCTGACACAAACCTGCAAGAGTAGGGGATGGTGTAGCCACTTGCATTAGCAGTAGCACCAGCCATCAGCATGTTGTTATTGAATGTCATAGGCTTAAGTTACCCCATTGCTTTTGTTAGGACGGCATGAATAGCTGACACACCGTAGATAATGTAATCTAAGCGGTCTATTGCTGAGGCTGTTGTAGTTAATGTAGGCGCGGTAGCGGCAGGGAACTTCCAGTTGGCACCATAGGACAATGTACGTGAGCCTGTGCCGTCCTGTACAAGGAAGATAGAACCTGTCTGACCAGGAAGTACGTTACTACCACTCTCTAAGGTACGGTTACCTCCAAGGCTTACCATGAAGTTCTGACCAGCGTTGAAGTTAACAGCAATGGATGTCCCGTCAGTCAATGTGACAATTGGGCTTGTGGCATGAAGTGCTGTCATTACAGACACTGATACCATGCCGCTGAACACTGCTGTAGTACCGCTTACGACGCCAGAGAAGGATGCCCCCGCACCTGATACCTGCCCGCTAAACACACCAGAGGTAGCTGAAAGCACACCGCTGAGTGTCAATCCAGCAGCACTGACCTGTGAACTAAAGTTACCTGTTGTACCACTCACTGCACCAGCAAATGAAGCTGCTGAGACGATACCGGAGAACACTGCCGAAGTACCGCTTACAATACCACTTAATGTTAGCCCTGTACCGCTCACCTGAGCAGTAAAGAAGCTTGCGCCAGCATGAATGCTAGCAGCGGATACTACACCACTAAATACAGCGCTGTTACCGGATACTACACCAGTGACTTCAAGAGAAGTTGACTTAGCTTTACCGTTAACGTCTAACAAGGCTCCTGGAGTAGTGGTACCAATACCAACGCTACCTGAGACATCATACGTTACCCGTGCTACACCATTAGTCATAACATCAAAGCCAACACTGGTGAATGTCCCAATGTATGGTCTTGCTGTGGTGATACCTACACGCATCGTGTTGATGGTACCATTAGTGTTCTGGAAAGATAAGTTGGGGTCAGAACCTTGATGGTCAAACGTACTACCGTAATAAGCCATACCACCATTAATTAAGTATAACTGATTAACACCAGCTACAGTAAGAGAAAAGTTAGTAGTGGCTGATACCTGAGGTGTACCTACGCCAGTGGTGAAGCTGCCAGTAGCACCACGAATGTCTGTGCTGGATAGACTGGTTAAAGCACCGTAGCCGCCGCTAACGTTAGTTGCTAGAGCAACAGAAGTTACAACGATACCTGTAAGTGCTGAGCCGTCACCAGCAAAACCAGAAGCTGACACAATGCCAGAGAACACTGCTGAAGTACCACTAACTGGCCCAGACCATGTGGCACCAACACCTGACACTTGAGAGGAGAAACTGCCTGTAGTGCCACTAACAGCACCAGCGAATGAAGCTGCTGAAACAATACCAGAGAAAGCTCCTGAGGCTGCACTAACAATCTGGAATGTAGCATAGCCATCTACGTCTAATCCAGTTGATACAGACACTGTACCAAAGGAAGGGTTAACAGCGCCACCACCAAGGTAGTTAAGCGTTGAAGCGTCTACAGTAAGGGAGATGCCATTAAGAGCAAAGGTGCCGTTGATGTTAACAGTACTCTGTGATAGCTGTAGCGGTGAGTTAGTTGCCTCACCATCTGAGACAGTCCGTAAGGTTGCGTCAATACCTGAGTTGGAGTTGCTTACTTGGAGCAAATCCTTGTAGGTGTTAGCTATCTTTGTACCGGTTAGTGTTGTCATGTTATATACTGTTCCAGTAGCTGCTAGTTAGGTCTTCCCAGTTCTCATTAACTGCTTCCCAGTTCTGATTACGCTCAGTGTTGGCAGGAGGTCTTGGGTCTTTAATAAACTGATTGTCGCGTAGCTTAGCTGTCTTATTCTGTGGATGGTTCTTTAGGTCGTAAGCCCCATCATAATCAGTGGGACACACCAGCATCCCATAACTATTCTTCTTTAACTCACGATGTGGGTACACCCAACCACATACGTCACATTCAGCAATTGCTCTGCGGTTAGAGGCCACTTTGTACTAAACCCTATTGAGTCTTGGGACGATCTTGATGCTTGCCCGCTCCCTATCTTCGTCCATAGCCCGTGCAAGGAGTAGTTCGTACTCCTCTTTAATGGCTGTAATGCGTCCACCCTCTACACCAGGACGTTTCCAAGCCATTTTATAGGCTAAACCAGCAGTAAATGCCGGTAAGAACCTACGACTAATGTCTGCATTCTGTATAGCTGACTTATTTACGTCCTGCATGAACTTAACACGCTCTATTTTAAGCGTATCTGTGCTGTTAGCGGGGATAGGCCACAGGAACATGGTTGGATTGTCCTGTTCCCGTCTAATAGCGAACTGAGAAGGGCGTCCAGTCTGGCTTTTACGGGGGATTCGGAGGTATTCCTCCATTGAAATACGTGTTAGTGCAATATCCGTGCCACTTCTGGTTAACACAGCGTCCGTAACATCAACGATATTGGCGTTTAGGTCGTAGGAAGTTACACTTGTGGTCAATGAAACGATGGTTGTATTGCTTGTCCAGAGGAGAATACCCCTGTTCTGCCAGTCCTGGAGCATTAAATTGATTGATCTACGGGCAGATTTAGGGTCATTGCCTAATGTCTGCTCACCACCAATCATCTCAAGGGCTTCTTGAATGACTTCATCTATATCCAACGCAAAAGAGTATGTACCAGAAGTAGCCATTAGCGTCCTACAATGATAGAGAAATTGTTAATATATTGTACCACGGAATTAAGTATCTCCCTACTTCTTAGGGGAGCCTAAACCTTTAGTACTTTTCTGAGATTTGGGTGGAGCCTTCTTTGGCCCAGAAGGACCTGACCAGTACTGCTTGTCAGCCCAGTAAGCCGCACTAGATGGGCCTTTAGCAATGTTCTGGCCGTGACGGGCCTTGAATGACTTACGTGCCTCTGGGGAGTAGTTGTGTCCCATGTTCTGGTCACCGAAGCGGATGATCTTTATGGAGTCACCACTAGCTCCTTTAACAGCAACGACACCCTTCTTTGTTGGGTGGGAAGGAGTGTTCTTTGGTTTGTTTAACCCAGACAAGCCATTCTTTTTTAGCTTGTTCTTCTGTTGTTCTGTTAGAGCCATACGTCCCTCTCTTACTTCTTTGTAGCTTTCGGCTTCTTCTTGGGTTGTACAGTACCAGCCATCTTCTTCTTCATGGGAGGACGGCTGATCTGCATACTTGTGTTGGACCTGCTGATTGGCATTACTTTTTACGTACTGCTCCAAAGCCCCTCATAGCAGCGCCACAACCTACTCTACCACCAGACGCTTGCTTCGATACAGACTTTGCATCTAGCCCTGGAATAGACATTGTTCTGTCTTCTTCCATACCATTACTAAGGTCTTTAAACTTAACCTTTTTCTCTACATCTTTGAGTTCTACTTTTTTAGGTGCAAGGTCTTTTAATTTTGCTACCGTTGGCTTTTTTGAAGGACGTTCATTTGGTGACGCTCCAATTGGGTCATAGATTGTTTCACCTTCATCAGTAACGTATTTTTGTTTATCTGCCATTGTGTGTTATTTCTTCCTTACTAAATAAACAATCTTTTCTCTAGTTATGGTTTACCATACATTGCACGATATTTTAGGGTGTGCTTACTAGGTTTAGTTTTAGCAGTTGCATCCCCAGGGGCTGGTTTGTATGCCCTTGGATCACTGTCTGATAACTTATTAGCTTTATCAAAATGTGTGGCACGTGCTTTAGCAGTAGATTTAGAAAGACCAGCAACATACTTTTTAGGTAAACCAGACTCTTTATCTTTTGGTACTTTTCGTAAAGGTTTTTTAATCATGAAGGTCCTTATCGGCACCGCCATACGTTCCTTTACCTTTACCAATGTAAGAGTTTACACGAGCCATTCCCCATTGCTGTGGAGTAGTCCCTGGTCTATGTCCAGAGTTCCAAGCAGCAACACCACGGCGATATACTTTACGAAGAGTGCCAACCGGTACGCCAGACTTACTTGCTTTAGATGCTAAACCTTTATCTGAAGCTCCTGAGGTTGGAGTTGTAGTGCCAGTCCGTTTTGTAGCCATTGTGTGTTACTTCTTCCTTACTGCACCCCAGCCCCGAAGAGCTTGACCAACACCAAGACCACCGCCGCCTGAACGACGAAGTGATCCACCCTTTTTGTAGCCATCCTGAGAATCTTCAGGCTTCTTCTTCAAGCTTAAAGACTTACCGGCATAAATCTTATTGGCGTCTTTAATGTCTGGGTTAGAATCCATAAGGTCTTTAACAGTAGTTCCATGACGTTTGGCAATAGCAGAAAGAGTATCGCCTTTGTTAATTTTCATGCTTGTCATAGACACTGAGGGACCAGTATCTTCGTCTGTTGACTTGCTTCGTGACGAAGAGGATGTCTCTGTTTCTTTGTCAGGATCGCTATCGTCAGACTTCTTTTCAATACCCTTACCGACTTTAGACCCCGCCAAGCTGCCTAGGCCAACAGCAGCAGCAGCACCGGCTGCGGTAGCAGCTATGCCCTTACCCAGATTTGAGGAACTCTTTTCCGCTGGCTCCGCTACTGTACTCTTTCGGGGTGTCGGTGGTGGAACTATGTCGTACCCGCCAGTTTCGCGTGGGGTTGCTTCATCTTTCTGCTTAGCCATAATCTCAGAAGGCGACTTTGTGGAGCCTACATCCAAGTCTTTAGGTTTCTTAGAACTAACCTTTGGTTTAGCTTTTCCAGCACTAGCTCCGCCAACACCGCCTGATCCGCCATATCGTGGAACCCCTAAAATGTCCCCAACAGCTCCTGAAGTTGCATCAATAGGATCAATCTTTTTCTGAGCCATTGTTAGTGCTTCTCTGCGCCAAAGCCACGTTGAGCAGCGCCACGGCTACCAACCTTACCACCAGAAGCCCGCTTTTCTGCTCCCATACCCTTCTTAGCGGCTCCTGTGGACATCTTTCCACCATCCTTACGCATCATCATGGCTTTCTTTTCTGACATCTTTCCGCCATGCTTACGCATCATCATAGCAGCCTTATCCATAGAGGCATCTTTGGGAGATGCTTCAAAAGCCATCTTAGGCTTGCTAGTTTTCTTGACCATCATTGAATCAACCTTCATGTCTTTTTTTGGGCCTTCATATTTCATGGGTGCTTTAGCCATAGTAATGTGTATCCTTCTTAGGTGTTAATGGGTGTATATTTAGTTCTGTTGTCCAATGATAGTAGTATCTCCACCAGCAGGGCTTGCAGGAGCTTGCATGTCGTCCCTACGGCTTCTACGGGCTTGGTTACGCTGTAGTTCTAGAAGACCACCATACTTCTGTT